GTGTTTGGTTTCTACCCGCGCGAAGACTATGACCCGAAGGTCAAGGGCAAGCGTGGCACGCGCTATAGAGGCGTATGGTTCTTAGATGGCTATGAAGATAAATCAATCTTCAAGGAAGAAGACTTCAAAGACCGCCCGATTGCTATGGCCCGCGCTATTAAGCTGCGCGGTGATTCCTATGGTCGCTCGGCTGGCACGCTCATTCTGTCAACCATTCGCTCGGTCAACTTCATGGTTGGCAATGCCATTGAAACAGTTGATAAGATGGGACGCCCGCCGCTTGGTATGTTTAACTCTGCCCTGTTCGGCGATAGCATCTTTGACACAAGCGCCGATGGTCTGACAATCTTCAATCAAGCCTTCTCAACTGGTGGCAATCCTGTGTTTCCTATACATGACATAGGCGACCCGTCTGCAATCCTGCAATTCATTGTCCCGTATCTTAACGAGAAGATTACGACGGCGTTCAAGGTTGACGCTCTTCTTGACTTCTCAAGCGCCAAAGAGATGACGGCAACAGAGAGTTTGCAGCGCTATGCAATTCGAGGAAAGTCCCTATCAGGGTTCCTTATCCAGCAGAAGAATGAGCTTCTCGTGCCTCTTGTAAAGCGCTCTGTAAACGTTCTGTATAATCTTGGAGAGATGGGAGTTGACGCGCGCAACAATCCTGATGTTATCAAGAAGTTTATTCGCACAGGTAACGCGGGCCGCATTATCCCGCAGGCTATTCTTGATTGCATTGATGAGGGCCGCCCGTGGTTCGAGATTAAGTTCAACAATGAGCTAGAGAAGCTCACACGCACAGAGGCCGTGCAAAACCTCGTTCAAATCCTGCAAGCCATTACAGGCATTTCCGCAGTTTATCCACAGATCATTGATGCAGTGGACTGGTATAAGCTCATTGCAGAGATTAATAGCAATCTTGATCAGAATAGCCAGTTGCTCATTGGTGAGGATAACTTTAAGAAGATGATCGAGGCCCAAGCTCAAGCGCAACAGCAAATGATGCAGCTACAGGCAGGTCAGGCTATGGCACAGGTTGGCAAAGATGCAGCATCTGCTAACAAACAAAACAGCGAGGCCATGAATGTCTCTAGATAGAATTGAAGCCTTGCAGAATGCCAGTGAAGCCGCACAGCAAGCGAACAGAGAAAGCCTTGCTGAATACAAAAAGGCTTTGAATGGTGTATGCACCACGCCCAACGGACAGTTCGTTATGCGCTCACTCATTAAGGCACTCGGTGTTTTCGAGCCGCGACGCGATTATACGCAAGGACTTGTTGAGTTTAACGCCAAGAGGGATGTCTATCTTGGGTTAATACGGCCGTTTTTAACGGCTGAAATTATAAGGGAGCTAGAGAATGGATGAAACACAAGTGCAGATACCGCAAAATGCGCCTGCCGATGTTACACAACAAACGCCACAACCTGAAAGCACTCAACAACAAGTACAAGCTTCTACGCCAGAAGCAACACCGCCAACAGAATTCAAGGTTCCTGATGCTTATGCTCAGAAGGGATGGGCCTCTAAGGTCAAATCTCAGGATGATCTTTATAAGCTGGTCGACAATCTCGATGGTCTGGCGGGTAAAAAGACAATCCAACCGATTGACTACAGCAAGGCTACTCCAGAAGAGATTGAGGCGTATCATGCAAAGCTGCGCCCTGCTGATGGAAACGCTTATAAGTTTGCGGAAGGCTCTGACCCTGTATTTAGCAAGGCGGTCGCTGATGTGTTCCTAAAGAATGGTATCTCTGAATATCAGGGCAATGAGATTATTAAGGCAGTCAACGAAGTATCCGCTACGGCATATCAAGCTAAGCTAGAAGCTGATACAAGCCTTGATGGTTATAACGCCATGATGGCTGAAACATTCGGCGAGAAAGCGTCTGGCGTTTCTGGTTTCGTCGATAGCAATCTTCGGAAGCACGCAACCGATGCTGATAAGCAGCTCTTTGACAACGTGGACAACAAAACACGCGTTGCCATTGATCGCACTGTGTTTAACATTCTCAAGGCCTATGGCGTGACTGAAAGCGGTGCCCAAGCTGGAAAAGTTGGCACTGCGACACCTATTGATTACGATAGGATGAAGTCAGACTTGAAGGCAGAGATAAGGGCTCTTGATAATAAGCCCCACTCTTTCGCAGAGCGACAGGCTAAAATTGAGCAACTCAACAAACTATATCAGAAGTAAGGGGAAAACAAATGTCCAAAGTACTGAACGCCACAATCTCTGGCACCTACAAAACAGCTAAAGGCGACGTGATCGACTACGATAACGTTAAGATCGTGATGCCGCTTGTAGAGCGCGACCTTGCAGAAATGCACATTCAAGGCCGCTACGCTGCACCTGCTATCAAGGCCGATGGGCGCTTTAAAGATCGCATTGACATCATTACGCGCGTTTATGTCGATGAGATGGAAGAAGCAGAAGCTGAGCTATCCATGTTCGGAAAGAACATTCTTGAGATGAGCTTTGAAGAGCTTCAAGACCTTGCCACGCTTAAAGACCTGCGACGCGTTCCTCTGGCAAAAGACATCTCTGGCGTGTCTATCCGTGAAGTGCGGGCCCGTGCCTATGAGGAATATTGCCGCATTGCGCTTAACCGCATTGTTGATGCTGACCTCAATTATACATCATTAGAGCCTGTTTTTGTTGATGACGAAGGAAGCCGCCGTGAGTTCGGAAGCCGCAAATCAGGTGAAGCCTCTATCGAAACTGCATTCGCTGGCGAGACAGAAAAGAGCGCGTTTACTCTGGCAGAGCTCAAGAAAATGGCGAAGCAACGCGGAATTGACATCCGTGGTAATGTTGGCTACGATAAACTTCACGCAATGCTTTTTGCGTAATATCGTTTACTCCATGTCCTAAAACTAGGCTGCATCTCTAAACAAGATGCGGCCTTTTTTTATTTTCTCTTTTTTCAGTCAAGCCATTAGTATATATTAACGACATGGATACTCCGCGCCTGCGCGACCCATGATTTAAGGAAGCCCTATTTTGGATACCTTCCGCCCCGTGAACAATCGAATAACTTACCTTAAAGGAGTGGCATTATGCCTTCTTACACATCTAGCCCGAGTATTGATCAAGCCGCAAAGCTCAACTTCCAAGATTCTTTCTATGAGCTGGCGCAACAGTCCAAGTCTAAGCTGGTCAGCGGTGGCGCTATTCGCTTCCTGCCGTCTGCTGGTAAGACGAACAACATGGCACGCATTGGCCGCCTTGAGCTGTCAGAGGTAAACACCCGTAACCCTGATAAGCAATATGGTGACTATGCTCTTGATAACCGTCAGTTCACAAAGCGTCGGTTTACCAAGACCATTCAGATTGATGCCAAGTATGACATTAACGAGCTTCTGAAAGACCCGTCTTCGGACATTCTGAAACAGCTCGACAATGCCAAAGAGCGTGTCATCGACCGTATCGCCATTGCTGCGGCCGTTGGCCCTGTTCTGGTTGGTGCGCCTGATGCAGCTCCAACCACTGTTTCGGCCGCTTCTGATGGCGTTCTGACGATTGATGGTACTGCTGGCGTAACATACACCACAGTCCAGAAGGTCACAGAAAACTTCATCAATAACGACGTGCCTTATAGCTCGTTCTCTGGTGCTATCATTGCCTTTACTGGCAAAGAGAATACCGCGATTATGAGCGACGACAAGTTTATCCGTAACGATTACATGTCGGGCATGCCTGTTGAAAAAGGCGTTGCTGAAAAGGCTGGCGTTTATCGTGTTGTCCTGTTTGCTGGCTCTGTAAATGGCGGCGTGCAGGTTCCTAACCCGATTCTTCCAGAAGGTACGACCACGCGCACTTGCGTTGTGTTGGCCCCTCAGTCGATTGCTATGGCAATGGAAGTCGGCGAAGTTGGTATTGAAAAGTCGGCAACCAAAGTGAACAGCTACGATATCACCATTGATTTCTGGATTAACGCAATGCGCGTTGAAGGTGTCATGGTTCAGCTTATCACGACAACAATGTAAGGAGTATGAAAAATGGCTGTTATCAAAACTACTGGCGCTCTGGCTAAACCCCGTGATCCTATGTATGGCACAGGCAAGGCAATGCGCAAGATTAACGCTCATGCCTCACTCGTAGCGGCTTCCATGGCGAATGGCGACATTCTCGAATTGGCTGGCCCGTTTACGTTTGATGCTCGCATTGATCGTGTGTTTTCGCCTAACGCAACGCCTGCCCTGACAGCGGCAACAGATAGCAAGCTTGGCTTCTTCAAGAAGGGTACGGACGGGTCTCTGTCTGTTATCAAAGCTGGCTCTGATGCTCTGTTGTGGACTGGTGCCACTCTGGCTGCGTCGTTAAGTGCGCGTGATTTGCTTATGAGCTTCACGCCTGCGCTTGATCGTACAAAGAGCATCGGCGAATTGCTCGCCATGGGCCGTGACCAAGAGGTAACTGGTGGCGTCTGGCTCGGCTTGACATTCCCGACGAAGCCTTCGGTCAACGGTACTCTTGATCTCGATATCGAGGTTGAGGAAGCTACACGCGACTAATATGGTATGTTGATTGGCGGGGGCGTAAAGCTCCCGCTGGTCTTCTTGTTTTTTAGAGGTGGCAAATGTCTAACAATTCCAAGATTGATATTTGCAATATGGCCCTCGGCCAGCTTGGCAATTACGGCACAATTAACGATATAGATACACCGACAACAGAGAAAGAAAAAACGTTCTCTCTCTGGTACGACGTTTCGCGCGAGGCTTTGCTCAAGATGGTAAAGCCTAATTTCGCTTTGCATCGTCGCATACTGGCAAAGCTATCTGAAACACCTGCTTTCGGTTATGCCAACGTCTACGAATACCCTTCCGATTTCCTGCATATTCTCGGCATTGGCAACATTGAGGATAAGGCGAACACATACACGATTGAAGGCAACAGGCTTTATACGGATGAGCAGTATCTAGAAGGCTTGCCGCTGCGTGGTGTTCTTAATTTCACTGACGTTTCGCTGATGCCGTCAGACTTTAAGATTCTTCTGTCTGTTTATCTCGCAGCTAATACAGCGCAGACAATCACACAGGACGCTAACAAGACCAAGCAAATGCTTGACATCTTCACCTATAACTTGGGCGCTGTCGCAGGTATGCAGGCGCAAGAGAATATGCCTATTCGCATAAGCCGTTCACGCATTGAGATAGCCCGTGCGCTTGGCGACGTTTCAGGGGCAAGTAAGAAATGAAAGTAAAAACGTCCTATAACAACTTCTCTCGTGGTAAGATTGACCATGATCTTATGGGGCGTTTTGACCTGCCGCTTTATAGCTCTGGCGCTGATAAGTTCGATAACTTCTATTCAAACTTCAAGGGCAATGCAATCTTTAGAGCGGGCCTACAGGACATGATTGGGGCTGCGTTTCAGGATTGCGCTTTCTATGAGTTCAAGTTCTCGAATAGCCAAAGTTACATTATCGTAGCGTATAACGGTTATTTCCGCTTTCTGTCATACGATGGCAGCGGGACTTTCGGTTGGGTTCTTGATGGGTCTAGCAATATCTTGCAGATCGCCTCACCATATAACCTTGCAGAGAGCAAAACGCTATGTGTCACACAAAACGCTGACGTGATGATCATCACTTGCGCAGGGTTAGCACCGCGTGAGCTTAAGCGTGTCTCTGCTAATAACTTCACACTGGCCGCTTATACCTATACTGGCGGGCCAACTAACCCATATCTGTGCCTATTCTATAAGGGCAGACTCTATTTCGCGCGCACTGCATCACAACCGACGACGATTTGGGGCTCTGAAACAGGCGACTTTGACGATTTTGTAATTCCTGGCACTGTGACGGCCGTAACGCCATTGCAGTTCACGCCTTCCGAGATTGCGCAGCCTCTTGAATGGCTCTTTGGTGGTGATAACTCGCTTGTGTGTGGTAGCTCTGACGGTGTTATCGCTGTAAACGGTGGCGGCGTGGGCGATGCAATCACTGCTGAAAGCATCGAGGCCACCCTAACATCTTCTGATGGCGTGAGCCCTGCCGTTCCGCTCAAGAAAGACGGCAAGGTGTTCTATGTCGGGCGCAATAGGCGCAACATTTACTCTTTCAGCTATGATTTGCTGACAGAAAGTTTTGTTGCCAAGGACGCAAACTTCATTTCTTACGATATAACCGATGGACTTATTAAAAAGATCAGGTGGAAGAAAGACAAAGACGATCTTATCTGGTCTCTTGATGACGCTGGCAATATGCTCTCTCTCAATTACAATGAGCCTGAGAACATTGTGGGCTGGGCGCGGCATACAACAAACGGCACAGTTAAAGATATTGCCTCGATCACAGACAATGAAGGCAATCCGCAGCTATTCGCGCTTGTCTTGCGCGGCTCAAGCTACTTTATCGAAAAGCTGGCAGATCGTGTCGAGTTTGTAGAGCGCGTTGACTTCTTCACAGGCAATGATCAAGAGGATGAAGACGCTTATCGCCGCATGATCTCTGAACAGTTAAAGCAGTGCGTCTATGTTGATTGCGCAGTGTCCTATAGCAACCTGTCAACAGTCTCTATCTCATACAATAGCGGCACTGGGAACATAACTGCTGCAAGTAGCTCATTCAGCGCTGGCGACGTTGGCAATCACATAACGTATAAGACCGTGACAGGGTACGAGTTCGGGCGCTTTGTCATCACTGCATATGTCAGTGCAACCGTTGTCTCTGTTGATGTGCTGCAAGAGCCGAGCACGACGACTTATGCACTATGGTATAAGTCTTTCAGCACATTGTCTGGCCTGTCTCAGTTCAATGGGCAGAGTGTGAGCGTCGTTTCTGACGGTGGCTACCTATCAGACTTCACAGTAAGCGGCGGCGAGATTGATTTCACAAACCAAGTGAACAGTGTCGTTATTGGGTACAAGTATGCTGGTGTCGTTAAGTCGTTCTCTCTTGGGTTCGCTAATGGCGCCGAGCAAACACAGGCAACATTTAAGACAATATCTCGCGTGGGGTTCCGTTGCGTTGCGTCTGCTGGCATTAAGTTCGGCACGACGCGCTATCGCTTAGAGCCGCTGCAAGATATAAATGATGGCGACCTGAATTACCTACCGCCTGCGCCTATTGATGGCACAAAATATCTGAGCTACTCTGACGATAACGAAAGAGATAAGTTCTTTTTTGTTGTTCAAGATGATCCGCTTCCGTGCACGATTACCTGCGTTATTGTCGAGGCTAACTATTGATGCTTATAAGACCATATATTAAAGGCGATGAGATAGAGATTTGCCCGAATGAGTACTCTAGGCCAAAGGATGATGAGCTTTCTTACTGTGATGAGGTGCTAACAGCGTGCCAAGATGACGGTGCTCCATTCTTAGTGGCTGGCATATCAAACTCAGACCCTGAGCTTTTGCATGGTTTCTTCCTTATTGGGGATAGATTAGGCTTCAAAGAGGCAAGATTTGTCAAGAATAACATGGCTAAACACTTCCACAACAGGCCGCAAAAGGCTATTATGACGATAAGTGTTGATGTCGCCATTATAAATAAATGGCATAGGTTCTTGGGCATGACTGATTTGGACTGCCCTGTTGAGATTAACGGCACATTGTGCAAATCGTGGGTGATGACATGGGCGTAGAAGTCATAGTGGCTGCGGTTACAGGTGGACTTGCTCTAGGGCAAGCTGTCGCTGGTATGTCTGCGGCTCAAAAACAGGCGAAAGCCACTGCGGCAGAAGGAACGCTCGTCGCCAAGAATAAGGCGCTTGAGGTGCAGCGTAAGGCAGCTGCAGCGCAATCCTCGTTCCTGACGTCTGGACTAACGCTTGAAGGCACGCCAGAGCTTTCGATTAACAGCATCTTTAAGACTGGCATCGAAGACATTGGCGCGATTAAAACAAACTATGATGCTAAGGCTAAGAGCATTATAACAAACGCACGCACTAAAGCGCTCACTGACCTCGGCATGACGGCTGCAACAATGTATGCAGGCGGCGGTTTTGGTGGTGGCGGTGCAAGTGTGCAATCAGTAAGCGTTCCTTCTCCTCAAACATTTGGGCCCTAACAACATGGCACAGCGCGACTTAACGACATTCAGAGAAGTAACGCAAGTTCCTGCTGATATTAGCGGAGAACAAATGGTTTCCGCTGTCCTATCAGCTGGGCAAGAGATTCAGCGCATTGGCACTGAAGCTAAAATAGCCGAAAACATTAGCGCAATGCAGCTTGATATGCAGAAGATGCAGGATGAATATCGCGTTAAATATGAGGCAGACCCTGCCGCTGGCATTGCTGAATACAAGAAGGCGCGCGATCAGCTTGCCAATGAATACGGTAGCAAGATCAATCCATTCTACCGTGGACAGTGGAACGCGAAAATCCTAGATATGTCAAGCCGTGACAACCTATCGCAAGAGGCTTGGTCTATAGATCAGGGCAAGCGCAATGTTGTCCAGTCTGTCAACACGTCCGTAAGCAACTACCTCAAACAGGCTATGAATGATGGTCTGAATTATGGAACGACTAACGGCGGCGATATTCAGGCCGTATTAAATAACGTTTCAGGCCGAAATGATATTTATAACTTCGCAAAAGAAAACCTAGGCGAGATTACGGCGCAAAAGCTTCTCACTAATTTTGATAACGATTATGTGAAAACATTCGTTTCTGGTGTCGGTGATAGCAATCCGCGCAAGGCAATGTCTCTTCTTGAGGATGAGGCCGTAAAAGCAAAGTTCAATAATCCTGAACAGTGGCTGACAATGCGCAATGCTATGGAGCGCCGTGCAGAAATTGCAGACCGTAAAGCAGAAGAACGCAATATTCTTTCTTCATCACGCGGTGAGGCCGCATTGCTTCAAGGCTCTGGCTCAAAATCATATTCAGACCTTGCGACAGAGATGGAAAAGATTGGCGTTTCAGACGACGTTAAGCAGGTCGTTATGCGCTTGAATGGCTTTGGTGAAGGTCAAAAGAAGCTAAATAATATACAAAAAGAAACATTCAAGATAGAGCTTTACAAGTCTCTTGAGGAAATGCTGACTGGTGAGAATACGTCAACAGCCGATGTTGCCGCGTTTCAAACACAGATTTTCAAGGCTATGAATAACGGAGCTATAACAGACAAAGAAGGGGCTGAGTGGATTAACAAGCTGGCCGCACCTGCTATTGCTGCCAAGGAAAAAGGTCTTGAAGATTTTTCAGACACAGAAATAACACCTTGGCAAGATGATCTTGGCTTCGTCGGTATCAAGAAGATGGTCGATGAAAAGATGACCATTAAGCCAGACGAAGGCGAAGATACTCTCACACCTACGCAACAGCTTGTGAACAACTCTCGTCGCATTAAGATGTATGATTATTACATGGCGGCCCTTAACGACACTGCAAGCGCTGTAGGAATCAGCATTGATAAGATTCCAGACCTAGGCGAAGGGAAGAGGCGCAAGATCTATAATGATGCTCAAAGGCATGCTGTAGAGATGTATTCTCGTGATGTGAGCCCAGCCATATCACTCATGCCTGAATCACCTGACGCTGTGCTTAAAGATGGGCAGCTTGTATCCGTACCAAAAACAAGAGAAGGCACGAGCCCTAAGTCTAGCACTAGCAAGCCTTTTAAGGTAGTTTATCGCGATGGGTTTTATGCGCGCCGCTATGAAGACGGAACATTTGAGAGGATTAACTAATGTCGGATAATCTAACGCCTGATGATAAAGAGTTCTGGGATAAGGCTCAGGCCATAGATGAAAAAACTCTTAATAGTAAAGAGTTCTGGGCTGGCGCTAAAGAGCTTCCAGAAGAGCAAGCCGTTGTATTAGACGAACGCAATACGCGCGCTGTGTCTGTTCCCATGTCTCTCAAAGGATATGAAGCTGATTACATGATCAAGCGCGACGTCGATGGTGTTAAGCGCTTCTGGGGTCAACAGGACATTAACGAAGTAGAATCCTTATGGCGCGGCATTGCGACTGGCACAGTTCTCAACCTGCCACAGGTTGCTGGTGGTCTTATGCAGCAAACTGGAGAAGCTAAAGGAAAATTAGAAAAGCCAGATTTACCTGACTTTGTTCAGAAAGTATTTGATTACAACAATAAAGTTGCATCAAAAGTTGCGTCTTTTTTTCCTAAAAGTGCACAAGAGTTCCGCATGGAAGACCTTGTAAATAAGCTAGGTGAGACTTCTGGAAAGCCACAAGAGAGAAACATTCCAGAGGTATTAAGGAACGTTGGTCCGAACACTGAGAAGATTGCAAAATATGCTATCTCTTTTCTTCCTAAACCTATTGAGGATTTTATAACAAAATATCACGAGAACAACATCGCTGATGACATGACAAAATCTGTTGTTGATAAGCTAGGTGGATATGATGCCATAGCCGAACAAGGCAAGTCTCTTGTTAATAGAAACAAGAAATGGCTTTCTGATATAGGTTATGACAAATCAGAAAATCATCCTATCATATATGATCTTGCATCTGGTGCAGGAAGCCTTCTTCAAACGCTTGGGCTTTATGCGATGACGCGAGGTGCCGCTGCACCGCTTGCGTTCACTGGCGCGCAGGCTAATGCACAGGCTTATGTAGAAGCGCGTGATGCAGGCGCAACACCTGATAAGTCATCATTTATTGCAACACAGCGTGCAGCGGCCGAAGTGGCTCTTGAAAAGGTTGGTCTTGATTGGTTCATGAAAGGCATCGCTTCTAACACAATGGTCAAGAAGTTTGCGACTGGCTTCATCACTGAGGGATTGCAAGAGACGTCACAAGCGACGGCAGAAGAAGCAATCATGCAGGGCTACGGCGTGCGTGATAAAGAGCTAAAGAAGACTATCCAAGACATTCTATATCAGGGCGCAATCGGCGCTGTCGTCGGAGGCGGTGGCAGCGTAGCTAGAGGCGCGTTCGTTAAAGATCAGGCTGAGCAGCGCGGCTTGCCTAAAGACCTAGCAGACAAGCTCGCAGCATACGCGCAAAGCAATGCGTACATGATATATGAAAATCTGACAGAGTTTCTTGATAAAGAGGTGTCTCCTCTTGTTGATAGCGACCCAAACTCAGCAAAGTTCATGCAGCTTGCAAAAAATCCAGACCTAAAATATGAGGACTTAGACGAAACAGACAAGCAGATTTATGACGACTTCATGGCGGCTTTTAACAGTAGCTTAAAAGACGACACTGCCGTGTCAAAAGTAGAGAAAAGCTTCTATGACATGGCTATAGAAAATGGTGTCAGAGAAGACTGGGCAGCCGCTAACTCAAAGCTCATTGGAAAATATGCTGACTATGCTGGCCGCGCTCTTGGTGTGTCGCCTATTGAGTGGTATCAGAGCCTAGGGCTAGGCGTTAAGGTCGATGAGGCTACAGGTGAGGCAGCAATTTCCAATGCTTCTGATGGCGATAGAGTGCTCAACTCTCTCCGCAAGTATGCCATGAACATTAAACAAAAAAACGAAAAGCGCACCGAGCGCTTTAACGCGCGCATGAATGAATATAAGCGCGTTGTTAAAGACGAGTTTATGGGCGACGAAGCCATGGCAAACCGCGCTGGCATTAACAAGCCGTCTTATAGCGTGTCAAAAACAAAGACGGGCCTTAAATATCCTGTGCTCAATTACCTGAAACAAAAAGGCGGCATTAGCCCAGAAGGCACATTTGCCAAGTTCTTGAAAACTCTTGACGTAACGCCAAAGAGATTGCCGTTTGCGTTCAGCAAAAAAGGATTTGATGAGGTTGACAATATTCCAGTCGATGAGTTTGTGAGCGCATTTGGTGGAATGATTAGCCCGAAAGAAAGCAACGGTTACGTTGACCTTGACTGGCTTCGTGAGGCTGTTCGCTCTGAGGTATCTGGAAGCCCAATCATAGCTCAAGAAGACATTGCCATTAATAAGACAGAGCAAGATCTATACTTAGAAGCTTTAGAGGCTGATGGCATTGACATTCTTACAATGTCAAATGATGAGATTCGCGCGAAGTATCTAGAGGGTGGTGACGTTAGGTATCAAGGCGGCAATGAGTTCGATCAGGCTGACGGCACGCCATACAGCGAGCCTACGATTGAGGTTGATGGCGTAACCCGCTCGACCACGAATAGCAAAGGCAATCCTATCGCAGCGACGAAGGAAGGTCTTGAAAACTTCTGGCGCTGGTTCGGCGATAGCAAGGTTGTCGATGCAGATGGTAAGCCGCTGGTGGTTTATCATGGGACTAACAAAACAGAGAATGGAGAATCTTTCACTGTATTTGACACTTACGCATCTCGTTATGGCTTGATGGGTACTGGGTCTTATTTCACTGAAGACCCTGATGTTGCGAGTAGCTATACGACGAAAGGAAACGGAGATAGTCCGTCTGTATATCCTGTATATGTTTCTCTTAAAACTCCTATTGATATGGACGCGCCTGCTGAAAAGTCACAATGGGAAAAGCAATTTGATGCTGCTGAAGACTATCATGAAGGCGGCGATAAAAATGAAAACTGGTTTAGAGCTTCTGAGGATAGCCTTAAAGACCAAATGATACCTTCTTGGGAAGGTGCTGAGATTATGCAAGATAGTTTGCGCGCAATGGGTTATGACGGTGTGACACATATTGGAGGGGGTAGAATTAAAAGTGACAGCGTAGAGCACAGAGTTTGGATTGCCTTCGACCCAACACAAATCAAATCAATCAATAATCGCGGCACATTCTCGCCTGATGACGCGCGCATTTTGTATCAGTCCAACAAAGAAGCACTCGGTCAAACAGAGTTCTTTGCAGATGGTAAGAAGCTGATAACTCTATTTAAGAACGCGAACCCGTCAACATTGCCGCATGAGCTGGCGCACGTCTTCTTGCGTGACATGATGCGCGTAGCAGAGGTCACGACGCGCCCTAATGTTCGCGCAGACTGGGCCGCTATAAAGAGTTTCTTGGGCGTTAAAGGCAACAACAAGCTCACAGTGGCGCAAGAAGAAAAGTTTGCGCGTGCTTATGAGGCGTTTTTGTTCAAAGGCAAGACAGAGGTTCAGGAAATGTCTAGCGTTTTCGAGCGCTTCAAAGCATGGATTGGCGGCGTTTACAAGCACATCACTGATCTAAACGTTACTCTTTCACCACAGATTGAAACAGTCTTCCAGAAGATGACGGGCGGCGGTTATGCAAAGACGCAACAGGAAATTGACAAACGCGACGCCACTCTGAAAAAGATATATGAAGACGCGCTCAACACTGACTTTGGCTATAAAAACAGAAACGATATGCTCGATTCTGTTGGCGATCTTGCAACGAACATCGGCGCTCCATTGTCAACACGGCTTAGGGCTATTAGCAAAGATATTATGCACGCCTTGCGCCGCTTCGAGTTTAATGTGCGCATGAGCAGACATAAAGACTTGCAAAAGATCATGCCGTTTCTGGATGCTATACGCACATCTAAGATGAGCAAGGACGATTACAAGATATTAGACCTAGCGTTGAAAAATAACGATAAGGCGACGGTTAATGATATCCTTGAACGGTATGGCATTGCAGAACAATTCCAGTTAGTTCGTGAGGTTATTGATGACCTTTACATGAGGGCAACTGAGGCCAATCTGGAGATTGGCTTCATCGAGGATTATTTCCCGCGCTATGTTAATCCAAAAAACTTCATAGACTATCAGTCGTATATCTATGGCATTGATCCTGAGACATACTCGAAAATAGAACGAGATATGAAGATTAAAGACCCGCAAGGCAAGATGAACGATGAGCAGAAAGCCGAGTTCATCAATAGCTGGTTGCGTGGTTATGGAACGAACAAGGTAAACGCAAGCAAGAAGTCATTCGAGAAGGCGCGCTCTGTTAATTATGTAACGGCAGAAACGCAGCATTATTATGATGACAGCTTAAAGACGCTTGTGCGCTATATCGAAGGCATGAACGAGCGTATCCAGCTTGTGAAGTTCTTAGGAAAAGATAAGGATCAGATAGAAGAAAGCATCGGAGCATATACCCGCAATCTTCTTGCAACAAAGCAGATTAACTTCAAGCAAGAAGAAGAAATTAAAAAGGTTATGATGGCCTATTTCAACAGCAAAGGCGTGCGCACAACAGCGCTGGCCTCGCTGCGTGATCTTGGCTATATCTCGACGATGGGCAGCTTTTCAAGCACCGTTACACAGATTGGCGACTTGGCTTTTTCCATGTATGAAAACGGCTTCTTTAACACGCTGAACGGACTCGGTCGCTCTGTGGTTGGTAAGCAGATTTTGAAGAAAGAAGACTTGGGCATTGAGCAAGTCGCAGCCGAGTTCAAAGATGAAAAGGCGACATCAAAGTGGGTTAATCGTGTCTTCAAGCTAAACTTGATGCAAGGCATTGATAACATTAACAAAGAAGCGTTTATAGCTTCAACATTCAAGAAGCTGCAATCAGAGGCCAGCAAGGGAAGGCTTGATCTTGATGGTGTGTTTGGTGATGCCCAACGGTCAACACAGGCTTTGAAAGACATAAAAGAAGGCAAGCTCACAGAGGACGTTAAATACCTACTGTTCTCTAAGCTACTCGACTATCAGCCTATTTCGCTGCTTGAGATGCCAGAAGCCTATGTAAAAGGCGGAAACTGGCGCGTTTTATATATGCTCAAGTCTTACACGCTGAAACAATTCGACGTTTACAGGCGCGAAGTTATCTGGGAAATGAAGAAAGACCCAGTGCAGGGGATGAAAAACTTTGTGGCGCTCACGTCTTTTTTGATGATTATGGGCATGGCTGCCGATGAGATTAAGGACTTCATGTTTGGTCGAACAACAGAGTTTAGCGACCGTGTTCTTATCAATATCCTAAAGATTGCTGGCGTCTCTAAATACACGTTCTATAAGGCAAACCGTGAAGGATATCTGAACACGCTTTATGATACTGTCTTCTTGCCGTCTGCTTTGTGGTCGCCTTTCGACACGCTTATCAGAGACGTGCAAAGCGCAATGAAGGACAATAAACCGAAGACGATTGAGGATTTCCGCATATGGTCTCAAGTTCCTTTAGTCGGCAAGTTCTATTTCTTCTGGTTCGGTGGTGGAAAAGATGACTAATCTATTTTTTCGTGGGTTCATTTATTGTATACTGCCAGACGGGAGAGAATCTTGAGTATTTCTGACAACTACACGCCTATTAAGGCGCTAGGAAATGGTGTCACAACCACGTTCAGCGGATCATGGAAAATGATCAGCGAGGATTACTCGCGCGTGTGGCTTGAGTCTGTCGCGACAGGCGTTCAAACGCTCAAGGTGCTAGACACAGATTACACGGTTGCTATTAGCGATAGCGGTTTTGTTGTGACAATGTCCTCCGCACCGACAAATGCGAACTATGTCGTTATCGGCCGAGAGGTTCCTAAAGATCAGCTTGACCCGTATAAGACCTCGAAGGGGTTTCAGGGCAGCGTGCTAGAGGGCAGCTTAGATAAATTATCGGCTATTACGCAAGACTTGCAAGATCAGGTAGACCGCACATTGAAGCTAAAGGTCGGCACGGCTACATCTGGCATTGAGTTAGGCGACCCTGTAGCTAATAAGGCTTTGATATGGGATGCAGCAGGCGAAAACATTATTTCATCTACTGATGACTTTGGCGATGCAGCCGCTCGGGCAGAAGCCGCCGCAGCTCTTGCCGAAGGGTATGCAGATGCGATTGTTAATGGCACATCGTTTAGATATATGGGAGTTGCTGGCGGTACTGCAAACGCTATTACGCTAACAAACACTGTGCCAATCACGAGCTATGTCGTTGGTATGGGTATTGCGTTCCGTGCGACGCTGCCAAACACAAGCGCAACTACCATCAACATTGACGGCGTTGGGTCTGCTTCTATTATCACAAACCGAGGGTCTTCGCTTGCAGGATATGAGATGGTAGCAAATGGCTACTATCTCCTTGTATACAATGGCACGTCGTTTAAGCTGCTTAATACATCAGCGCTTGAAACTGGTGATATTTCAAACAGTGCAGTGACATATACTAAAATACAGAACGTGAGCGCTACGGATAAAATACTTGGTAGGTCTTCTGCTGGTGCTGGTGTCGTGCAAGAGATCACCTGCACACAGGCTGGCCGCGATCTTCTTGATGATGCTAACGCTGCTGCACAACGCAATACTCTTGAGCTTGGAAATTCGGCAGTAAGAAATACAGGCACTGCAAGCGGGGCTATCCCGTTGCTCGGAACAGGTGGTGCACAAGTCGTTGCATCGTAT